TGCTGAAAAAATAATGTATTGCGCTAAACATGCAGCGTTGGTAACATGCACACATGAAAGGCTTGCAGAGGTTATTAAGAAAGAAATAGGTGCAACGAATGTTTGGATTGTGCCGAATGGTATTATGCCTGAAGAGCAATTTGAGGTAAGGGGGTGTGAGTTTGCGGATAGGGTAAACTTCGGATGGAGTGGTTCTGTAACGCACTTTGATGACGTGTTGGAGATGTACGATAGCCTTTATAGCATGTATAAAACTGATTACAAAGATAAATTCCGCATGGTGTACGGAGGTTATCAAAAAGAGGATAACATATCACAGGCTATTGCAGGTGTATTAACTGCAAAGGGTGCAGCCGATAAGGATAACTTTCATATATACCAAGCATCAGAGGTGTTCAAATATGCCTATTTTTATGACGCTATAAACGTATCATTGATTCCATTAAGGGATAATAGGTTTAATAACATGAAGTCAAACCTGAAACTACTTGAGGCAGGGTTTAAACGTAAAGCGGTTATCATTTCAGATGTATATCCTTATAAACCTATGTTAAAGCATGGTAAGAATTGCCTTGTAGTAAAGAATAAAAACGAATGGTATAGACACATGACTAAGTTAATCAATGAGCCTAACATGGTCGAGGACTTGGCAGCACAGCTATACGATGACGTTCAGGATTATCATATTGACAACGTAACAGAAACCAGATATAACGCTTATGCAAATACTTTTTGACGTAATCGGAATCGCACTTGTGTATGTGTGCTTCCTTCAATTCACAACCCTTCCTGCTATACTTGACAGGAAACCTTTTAACTGTGTAACCTGTTTATCATTTTGGAGTGTGCCGGCTGTGTTCATATTGCAGCCTTACATTCCTTTGGTTATTCATGTAGTGGCAGTTGGTGGTTATGCAGCCTACTTAGCAACCTTTTTAAAACGATTAATAACTAAGATATGACACCAAAGGATAAAGCGGAAGCTCTTGTTAAAAAATATCGCATACTAATACACTATGATTTTGTTACTGATTTGAATTGGCATTCTCCAATCGATGAAGACAGAAATAGGCGTGTAAACAAAGATGCAAAAAAATGTGCGCTTGCAGCCGTTGAAGAAATCATTGAACAAAATAATGTTTGGATAATGCAAACAGGCAAAGGCACTAATAATTATTGGCAAGAAGTTAAACAAGAAATAGAAAAGATATGACACCTGAATTAAAGGCAAAGGAGTTAATAGACTACTTCACACAACAGGGTATAAACAACCCTAAGCTATGTGCCATTAAGGTATGCGATGAGATTAGATTCCATTGCGACATAGCATCAATATTTAATTATTTCGGACACGTTAAACAAGCAATAGAAAATGAGAACATGGCAAGCCATATATGAAGACCTGACAAAGGACACAGGCCAAAGGTTTACACTCCGACAACTGATAGACATATTTAAAAAGGAATCAGATTGGATTGGAACAAGTGAGCAGTTGGTGCAAATAAAGGCCCTACAATGGGAATTAACAGGCATCAGGCCCGGAAACTGCACAGGATGTAATTTAGATGTATTAATTAATATGGCCCGATGGGTTGAAAAATACGAGCAAGACAATGGCACTAATAGCGATGGCGGTGTACGACACAAGCCAAAACGGAAGAACAAAGTATACTCAACGGACAATAAATAGTCTGAAGGAAACTGTGGACTTTGATGTTCACAGGATTATCATTGTAGACAATGGTAGTTGCGAGGAAACAAAAGAGTTTCTAAAAGGAATTGATTTTGCTCATGTTATAACCTTGCCTGAAAATATAGGAACGGCTAAGGGCATAAACAAGGCATGGGAGTTAAGGAAACCTAATGAGCATCTTATAAAGATGGATAACGATGTTGAGATATTTTACACCAACTGGGTTGATGAACTTGAGGAAGCCATTGAACGTGATACCAACATCGGCATCATTGGGTTGAAACGTAAAGACCTTATGGAAAACCCATTCCGTAATGACATGTTTAAAAGTGAGTTAAAGATGCTGCCACATCAGAACGGAGATAGGTGGATAATAGTTGAGAAAGTGGATCATGTTATCGGCACTTGCCAAATGTTTAACCACAGGCTTATTAAAAAGATAGGTGGATTAGTGCAGCCGGGCGTGTATGGCTTTGACGATACATTGGCAGCGGTGCGGTGCAAGGTTGCAGGCTTTTATTCCTGTTTCCTTCCTCATATAGAGATTGACCATATTGACGTGGATGAGAATCCGTACTGGCAAGAAAAGCGGACACTGGCATCAGCCGATATGCAGGAGTTCCATAAGATTAAGGATGAGTATTTAACAGGCAAAAAAAGTATATACCATCCATTATGATAGCCATTACAGTTGCAGATGACTTACAAAAGTGTGAAAGGCTCAGGCAATCGCTTGAACTTAATGGATGGAACTATCATTTTATCCGTTCAGAGTGGAGGGGATTTGGAACAAAATTAATCAGGCTCAAAGAATATTTGGAAACCACAGACATTGATAGGTTTGTATTTGTTGACGGCTATGACGTTATCTGTTTAGGTAACCCATCTGAAATGCCTGAAACATGTATAGGAACGGAGATAAATTGTTGGCCTGATGCTGATAAGGCAAGTTTATTTCCACAGCCTGAAACGCATTATAAATATCCAAACTCAGGATGCTATACAATGGAAAAGGATTTATTCATGAAATTGTTTAACGATGCACCACCAAACTTTCAGGATGACGACCAGCGTTGGATGACCGATATGGTATTGAAGTATAGCATTAAACTTGACTATAATCGGGAATTAGTGCAAAACACTTGTGGTATGCTTCCATCGTGTGGCAGTATGCAGGATGGCAGGTTTATAACAGATATTGGCACAAAGCCTATTTTTATACATGGAAACGGAAAAGGAGATTTAACACCTTATGAACCACTTAGAATTACATAACTATTATTGTCAAAAGACAAACGAAGTTCCCGAACTAAAAGCGTTGAGGGATTTTGTAGAAAGAAAAGCCTTTGGATTTGGTGAGCGTTCATTTTACTGGATGTGGAAACTGATAGTTGATGAACTGCCTAATCATTTCAGTCTGTTAGAAATAGGTGTATTCAGAGGCCAAACACTTGCACTTGTTCAAATGCTTGCTCAACTTGCAGGCAAAACATGTTCAGTATATGGTGTAACGCCATTAGATACAACTGATGGGCATTGGGAATCAGATTATAAAAGCGACATTCACTTTCTGCATAACTATTTCGCTTTAAATCAGCCCACTATCATTGAAGGGTTAAGCACAGAACCAGAGATCATAGAATCAGTTAAAGTATTAAAGTCATTTGATGTGGTTTATATTGATGGAGGCCATACATACGATGTGGCGAAGTCTGATATAATAAACTATGCGCCGCTTGCTAAACAATATTTAGTAATTGATGACTGCTGCAATGACTTGGATATACCTTTCGGGATGTTTCCCGGAATACAATCCGTTACCGATGCAGTTAGAGATACAATAGAAACTCCTCATTCTTATAGTGTTGTTCACAATAAGGTGTGGGATTTAACTAAAAATAAACTAATTTTGAAACATGCCAATACCTAAACCAAAACAAGAAGAATCTAAAAGCGACTTCCTTACACGTTGTATGGGTGATTCCATTATGACTGAGGAATATAAGGACAATGCACAGCGTTATGCTATTTGCCAAACACAATGGACACAAATGGCTAAGGTAAAGAAACAACGCTATGCTGAAACACACTCCGATTATGGAGATGACGTTAAGGCCAACGCTAAGAAAGGCATTGAACTAAACGAAAAGAATGGCAATAAGTGTGCAACTCAAACAGGAAAAGTTCGTGCAGCCACTTTGTCTAAGGGTGAACCTGTTAGCGTTCAAACCATAAAGAGAATGCACTCCTATCTAAGCAGGGCTGAAACTTACTATGATAACGCCAAGAGCCAAAACGAATGTGGGTATATCAGCTACCTTCTATGGGGTGGCAAGTCTGCCCTAAGCTGGTCAAGGAATAAACTAAAGGAATTAGGAGAACTATAATGGGAAAGCCTAAATACATAGAAACACCTGAAAAGATGTGGGAACTATTCCTCAAGTATGCAGAGGAAACCAAGTCTAAGCCAATACTCGTTCAAGACTTTGTCGGTAAGGATGGAGATGAAGTGTATAGAAAGAAAGAAAGGCCACTAACTTTAGATGGCTTTAGTATATGGCTTTTCAAGAACGATATTATTTCAGAGGTGTGGCAATACTTTTCTAACCTGAATGGTGCTTATAACGACTATTTAGGTATCTGCCGCGCAATTAAGGAGTATATCAGGACTGACCAGATTGAGGGTGGCATGGCAGGGATATACAATCCAAGCATAACACAAAGGCTAAACGGCCTGACTGAAAAAGCAGACGTTACTTTACGAGAGCAACCAATATTCAAAGGGATAAACCTTGACGTTACAGAAGACAACGGCACAGAATAAGATTGCCAAACTACGCAAGCGGATAAGGATAGTAAGGGGTGGCACATCCTCAAGCAAGACGTTCAGTATCTTACCTATGCTTATAACCTATGCCTTGCAGAAGCCAAAGGTAGAGATAAGTGTAGTTGCTGAAACCATACCACATTTAAGGCGTGGCGCATTAAGGGACTTCCTGAAGATAATGGACATGGTGGGACTGTACCAAGATGCCCAATATAATAAGTCCAGTTTAACATACACTTTTAATAACGGCTCATTCATTGAGTTTTTCAGTGCGGACAATAGCAGCAAGTTAAGAGGTGCAAGGCGTGATGTTCTATTTGTCAATGAGTGCAATAATATAGACTTTGAAAGTTACTATCAGTTGGCCATACGTACAAGGCGTTTCATATACCTTGACTACAACCCTGTAAGCGAGTTTTGGGTTGATACGGAGTTAATGAATGACCCTGATGCTGAAATGATTGTTCTAACCTACAAGGACAATGAGGCCCTTGATGCAAGCATAGTAAAGGAGATTGAAAAGGCTAAGGAGAAAGCCGAAACGTCAACCTATTGGCAGAATTGGTGGAAAGTATATGGCTTGGGTGAGATAGGTAGCCTGCAAGGTGTGGTGTTTGATAACTGGCAGCAAGTGGATGTAGTTCCTGAAGGTGCTAAGTTAGTGGCACACTCAATGGACTTTGGCTTTACTAATGACCCGACTACGTTAATAGCGTTATTCAGGCAAGGCGATAACATCTATGTCGATGAACTGCTATATAGGACAAACATGACTAACAATGACATAGGCAACTTCCTTAAGTCAATATCCTTTGGCAGGCAGGAATTGATATGTGATAGTGCAGAGCCTAAGTCAATAGAGGAACTAAGGTTGCAGGGATTCAATGTGTTTCCTGCCACCAAAGGGCCTGACTCCATTAAGATAGGTATAGACATATTGAAACGCTTTAACTTGAACGTAACGAAACGAAGTACTAACCTGATAAAAGAGTTAAGAGGTTATACATGGGAAAAGGACAATGAAGGCAAGATGACTGGCAAGCCTGTGGATATTATGAACCATTGCCTTGACCCTATGAGATATATAGCTTTAAACAAGTTAAACAACCGACCTTCAGGCAAATATGCCACTATAACAATTTAGGTCTTTATTTCTATTTTTAGTTGATGATAAACTACAATCAACTAACTATTAAGCAGTTTTTAAAGTGCAAAATGATTGCCGATACAGAAACAGACCCTGTATTGCGCAACCTTAAGCTATTGGCTGAGATTGAAAACACTACACTTGATGCAGTTGAAAGCCTGCCTATTGGTGAGGTGGTTAAGAAACTTGAGGGCCTGAGCAACATTGAAACGCTGCAACAGGATGCCAAGATTAAGTTGAAGTTCAGTATAGGTGGCAAGAAGTATATCATTAAGTGGAAAGAGCAGGACTTGACGTCTGCACAATATATTGACGTGAGCCACTTCTGCAAAGAGCCTGAAAAGATTATCTTTAATATCCATAACATATTGGCTTCGCTTGCGGTTGAACGTACATGGTACGGAAAGGAGTTAAAGTATGATGGCAGTAAGCATAAGGAAAGGGCCAACTTGTTTTACAATGACATGAAGATTGAAACTGCCTATCCTATCATGCTTTTTTTTTGCAGATACTACAAGGAATTAATAGAAAATATACTAACCTATTTGGAGGGGGAGGCACTGGAGGCAATGAAGAAGGTGTCGGATTTTATGAAAAGTGGGGATGGATTGCAACCATCAACAGCCTAAGCAACAATGATAGGACAAAATGGGAGTACTTTTTCGAGATGAATGTAATTGAGTTTTTGAATACGGTGGCATTTTATAAGGACATGAATGAGCAAAGCAAGTCAAGCAGCGGAAGTTGGGAATAAGTTTGGTGATAGGATAGACCAATACACCAATGCCTTTGTAAATATTGCAGAGGAACTGCTTGTTAATTACTGCAACGAGGGTATAAAGCTGATGCGTTCAAAGATTTACAAGACTGCAAGAACAGGAACGAGGTCAACGCTTGCAGCAAGTATAAACTTACAGCCTATCAAAAAGACGGCTGATAGTGTAAGCATAGCCACAACAAGTGATTTAAATTATTGGAAATTTGTTGACAAAGGTGTGAAGGGTGTAAGAAAGAATAGGGCAGGAAATAGTCCTTACAAATTTAGAACGCTTGGTGTGGGTGATAATATGTTAAAGTCATTTAAAGAGTACATTGCAAGGACAGGAAGTACAGGGATGAGTGGAAAGAAACTGACAGGCAAGAACAAAAAGAAACAAAAGAAAGACATTGA